CAAAGGGGTCGACGAACAAGACCACGGGCAAGGTCAAGGAGATGGTGCTGCAGGCCCTCGAAGGTGCCGGCGGCGTCGAGTACCTGATCCAGCGCGCATCCGATCCCCGCACGGCCAGTGCGTTTCTGACGCTCGTGGGGAAAGTGCTCCCGCTGCAGGTGACAGGCGCTGACGGCGGCCCGGTGAAAACCGTTGCCCGAATCGAAATCGTGCCGCTGCAGCCCAAGTGACGACCGCGCAGATTGCCATCGTCCCGAAGTTGATCCCGGTGTTCGCCGGGGAGGCTGACGTGCGCGGCGCTCACGGCGGCCGGGGCAGCGGCAAAACGCGCAGCTTTGCCAAGATGACGGCGGTGAGAGCCTACGCCTTCGCCAAAGAGGGCATCGAGGGCGTGGTTCTCTGCGGCCGGCAGTACCAGAACTCGCTGGCCGATAGTTCGTTCGCCGAGGTCAAGGCCGCGATTGCGGAAGAGCCGTGGCTGGCTGCCCACTTTGACCTGGGCGAGACCTACATCAAGACCAAGGACGGCCGCGTCCGGTACGTGTTCGCGGGTCTTGACCGCAACATCGACAGCATCAAGTCCACGGCGCGCATCCTGCTGGCCTGGGTGGACGAAGCGGAGAGCGTCACTGAGAGCGCGTGGCAGATCCTCATCCCGACGCTGCGGGAAGAGGGCGAGCACTGGCACGCCGAGCTGTGGGTGACGTGGAACCCGAAGCGCAAGGGCAGCGCGACGGATAAGCGCTTCCGCCAGCAGGCGACAGCGCGCATGAAGATTGCCGAGGTGAACTGGCGCGACAACCCCCGGTTCCCGGCGAAGCTGGACCGCGAGCGCCGCGAGGACATGGAGATGCGGCCGGGCAGCTACCCGCACGTCTGGGAAGGCGACTATCTCCGCGTTGTCGAGGGTGCGTACTTCGCCAGCTACATCCTCAAGGCGCGAGAAGAGGGCCGAATCGGGGTAGTCCCGGCTGACCCGATCATGCGCAAGCGGGCATTCGTCGACATCGGCGGCACCGGAGCCAAGGCCGACGCCTTTGCCATCTGGATCGCGCAGTTTGTGGGGCTGCAGATTCGCGTGCTGGACTACTACGAAGCCGTTGGCCAGCCGGTGAGCGCGCATCTGCAGTGGCTGGCGACCCGCGGGCACACGCCGAAGACCACCGATATCTGGCTGCCTCACGACGGCGACACGCAAGACAAGGTCTATGACGTGAGTTACGCCAGCGCGCTGCGCGAGGCGGGCTATACGGTCACGGTCGTGCCGAATCAGGGCAAGGGCGCGGCGATGGCACGCATTCAGGAGGCCAGGCGCCTGTGGCCGAGCATCTGGATTCACGAGCCGACGTGCGGGCCTGGGCTTGAGGCGCTGGCCTGGTATCAGGAGAAGCGCGACGACGAGCGCGGCATAGGCCTGGGGCCGATGCACGATTGGTCGAGCCACGGCGCAGACGCCTTCGGCCTCATGTGCGTGGCCCACGAGCCGCCCACAGCGACCTGGGGCGCCCCGATCAACTATCCCGGCCTCGGCCGCATCGCATGAAACTGATTGCCATGAAGGCAGACGGGCGCACCTGTCGATTGACGTTTGACGCCGGCAACGGTGTGAGGTTTGAAGAGGTGGCCCGCGTGTCGGCGATGGCAGAGAAGCTCGCCCGTTTGGCTGGGCGGACGACTGACTACAGATACGAACTGTTCAAAGCCTTCGTGCGGGCATCGAAGACTGACGAAGCGCTTAACGGGCGGGTTGAATCCGCGGTTGCCGATCTGGCTACGGCTGTGGCTATTTGGCCGAACGGGCAGAGCGTGGATTGGCAGCGGGCTGAACAAACGGAATGAGCGCGCTAGTGCAAAACTACTCTGCCGACCTACCCGAAGCGCTGCACGAGGCCGACGACATCCTCGCGCGCTATGGCCGGTGGGCAGCCAACACCGGACGCGGTGCTCGCACGTGCGGCAGCGCTGAGGGCCGCTACCGTGCGAGCGGTATCGAGGCCCTGGAATCGCGCCGCACGCCTGCCGACGTGCCGCTGACGCAAGCCCAGCGCGTGGCCGCTCAGAGGGCGCTTGTGCGGGTGCCGGACTCCGAGCGCGCCGTGCTGTCGGTGCTGTACGTGCCGCGGCGGCAGTCCATCGGGCACCAGCTGCGGCTGCTGGGTGTGCCTGCGCGGTTGTCGGCTGAGCGGCACTTGTTGGGGTTGCGGATCTGGTGGAACTTGTATCGTCTGAGCTTGACTGACAGGAGCACTTGATGGCGCGGAACTGGTGTCTCACTCGCACAGAGGCGGAATCTCTGGTCGATGTGCTCGAAAGCACTGAAGAAGCGCAGCCGATGATGCGCACGCTCGCCGCTGAGCTGCGGGAACTGTTCGGCATGGACCACCCCCGCTGGAGGTGCAACGATTGCGGCCATGAGGCAAACGAACTCGCCGAAAACGGAGCGTCTGAAGAGTCCGCGTATTGCCCCATGTGCGGCAGTGCTTCTGTCGGCCTTGTGGGCGCACCCCTAAAGCCCACTTGACACCCTGCCCAAAAATGAGGCACACTACCTGCACCTGGAGACGCCAGCGCCTGCGGATGCCTACTCGGCAGGCCGCATAGCCAGCGCGAATCCGTCAAGCCTTCGAGGCCCGCCCTAACCCGGCGGGCCTTTTTCATTTCCGGCGAGGACTGCATGGCGACGAAGAAGGAAACCCCGAAGAAGCGCGGCGACAAGGGCACCATGCCCAAGCGCAAGGGCTGCTGATGCTGCAGCCCCCGGCGAGCGTGACCCACCGGGAAATGGGCCGCAGCGCGCGACGTGGACATCGAGCCCGACGCGCTGCTCCCGCGTCTAACAGCGGCGGGCGCGCGTAACCATGGCGAAAAAGGACAAGTACGGCAAGCCCGAGCTTGCCGCGCTGCTGCACAAGGAGCTGCGCCAGGCGCTGGGGGCGCCCGACAGCGAAATCGCCCTCAAGCGCCTGCGCAACCTGCAGTTCTACCGGGCTGAGGCCGAGGGCGAGCTTTCCCCGCCGGCCGTGCCTGACCGCTCCAGCATCGTCGCGACTGACGTTGCCGACACCGTGGAGTGGATGCTGCCGAGCTTGGTGCGCGTGTTCGCCACCAGCAAGGACAGCATGCAGTGCAAGCCGAAGCACCCGCGTTATGCCGGTGCGGCGAAGCTGGCGCAGAGCTACCTCACGCACAAGTTCTGGGAGCAGAACGCCGGGTTCATGACCCTCTACACCTGGGGCAAGGACGCCCTTGTGCAGAAGGTCGGCACGGTCAAGGTCTACTGGGACAAGTCGCCCGAATCGAGCGAGGAGCCTTACCGCGGGCTGACCGCGACTCAGGTGGAAGACCTGATGGGCGAAGAGGGCGTCGAGGTGATCGAACAGGCCTCGCGCATGGTCGAGGTCGAGGCGCCTGAAGGCGAGCCGATGCCGGTCGAGGTGTTCGACCTTCGCATCCGCCGCACGCTGCGCAAGGGCCGGTGCAAGGTGGAGCCGGTGCCGCCGGAGGAGATGCGGATTCACCGCCGCGCCCGCTACGGCCAGGACGTGCCCTTTGTGGCGCAGGAGCGCTACGAGACGCGCGCCGACCTGGAGGCCGAGGGTTACGACTTGGATGGCGTGTCTTCAGGCGGCGAGCACTGGAACATGGAAATGATCGAGCGTCATTCCAGCCAGTCGCCCTTCTGGACCGACGAGAGCGACGGCGAACTGCAGCGCTATCTGGTGTCGGAGTGCTACATCAAGCTCGATCAGGACGACGACGGCGTGCCGGAGTGGCGCCGCGTGCTGATGATCGGCGGCACGGTCATGGAGGACGAGAAGGTCGACGGCCACCCCTACGTGTTCTTTTGCCCGGTGCCTGACCCGCATGTGTTCTTCGGCCAGTGCCCGGCTGACTTCGCCATTCAGCCGCAGCGCCTGGGGACGAGCCTGATTCGCGGGCTGATGGACAACATCTATCTGTCCGTCAACAAACGCACGGCCATCGTGGACGGTCAGGTCAACCTCGACGACCTGCTGAACAACCGGCCGGGCGGCGTCGTGCGCATGAAAACGCTGGATGCCGTGCGGCCGATGGATCAAGGCGGCCTGGACCCGGGCGCGTGGCAAATGATCGAGTGGGGCGAGCAGTGGCGCGAGCGCCGCACGGGCTTCACGCGCTACAGCCAGGGCATGTCGCCCGACGCGCTGAATCCGACCGCGACGGGCGTCAGTCTCATCACGGAGAAGGCCGACCAGCGCACCGAACTCATCGCCCGCGTGTGGGCGCAGTCCGTGCGCGAGATGTACCGGCTGATGCTCAAGTGCATGGGCCGGTATCAGGACATCCCCGAGCTTGTCGAACTCATGGACGGCCAGTGGTTCGAGGTCGACCCGCGCGAGTGGTGCGAGGGCTTCGAGATCGACGTGGACGTGGGCCTGGGCACCGGCAGCAAGGACAAGAAAGCCGTCGCGCTGCAGACCGTGCACGGCATGCAAGCGCCGATGGTGCAGGCCGGCATGCTGCCGCCTACGGCCGCTGTGGCGAGTGCGCGCGACTTCTGCGACGCGGTGGGCCTGGGTGACGGGCAAGCGTACTTCCCCGACCCGCCGCCGCCGAACCCGGGCCAGAAGCCGCCGCAGGTGATGGTCAAGGAAATGGAGCTCCAAGCCGACGCGCAGAAGTTCCAGGCCGAGAGCCAGCAGGAAGCCGCCCGCAAGCGCATGGAGACCGAGCTGGAGAACAGCAAAGCCCGAGCGCAGGCCGAAGTGGACATCAACCGCCAGCGCGCCGAAGGCGAACAGCAGGCGCAGAAGGCGCTGCTACAGGCGCAGCTACAGGCGCAAGAAGCTGAGCGCACAGAGCGCATCGAGATGGCGCGCATCGCTGCCCAAGAGCGGCAGCAGGTGCGGCAACTGAAGGCGCAGATTTACCTTGCCCTGGCGCAGCGTGGCGACGTGAACGCGCTGCAGCTGGCGCAGGGTTTGGACGCGGGCCTAGAGGCGGCGATTGACGGCGCGATGCCGACCGCGCCAGTGATGGCCCAGCCTGAGGGGATGCAGTGATGGCCGACTACCGGCAGACCGTGCACACGATCACGCAGTGGCAGCGTTGTTTCCGGGCCGTGATCGAACACCAGCGCCACGAGGTGCCGCGCATCGATTTCCTCGAAGAGGTGGTCACGATCAACGGCGTCGAGACGCGGCAACAGGTGCCGGGCTGCTCCATCAGCTACGAGCCCGCCGAGGTGGTGCCGATGCGCGATCCCGAGACCGACCAACTGACCGGCCAGACGATGACGCAAGAAGAGATTTACGCGATCTTGTACAGCTCCTATCGCTGGGCTGCGGATAAGCGAGACCAGGCATGACCGATCAACCCATGGAGCCCACGCCGGCCCGTGTCGAGATGCAGCGCGGCGCCGATGCCGATGCCGCGCTCGCCAACCCACTTATTGCCGAGGCGCTGTCGGCATGGGAATCGGAGATCACTCGATCATGGCAGACCTCACCCCTAAGAGACGTGGAAGGCCGCGAAAGGTTGCGCCTGATGCTGGAAGCGAG